GTGTCTATGAAATCTATGCTCGATTTCATCAATGCTAACATTGATGATAAGAATGTTACACAGAAGATCATAAATATCTTCAGTGTTTGGAGTGCATCATGCTCTCCCCTTCTTACCGTTGTGAAGAAGAATGGTGAAAACCAGATCCTCCGCACAACAATCAATGGTCTAACTAGGGAGTTGACTATAGAGCTTGTAAAAGCTTGTGGTCTAGATGTCGAAAGGCCTTTTGAGCCAATGTCATCTATCCTAAAGCCTTACAAGGATCGTATTCAATCCCTTGAGACTGAATTAGCATTATCTCGGATCGAATCTCAGTTAACTGAGAAACGTATCTTGGAATTGATTGCTATCGAGACTAGACTCGTAGATCTCCTGGACTCCTATGGCCCATCTTGTGGTGTGAACCACTTGATCCAGCGGGTGGTATCCAAATTATTTGGAGTACACCTAGTCACAAACAACCTTTGGGAACATCTGTTCCAAGGGAGGTCTGATGAAAGTCGCTGATCAAGGGCTCACACTGTATGCAGATGCGTTCGGTATTCCCCGAAAGGTATCAGTCCCCTTCATTAAATCATTTTTGAAGTGGATCGAATGTTCCGGGGAAGAGTGGACTGTTTCAAGGATGAAAGCCATTAAGCTTGACTTTGTCAGGCTTAAGGCTGGCCTCGAACCTGTCCACAATTGGATTTCATTCTCTAATGGTTCCTTTAAAGGATCCATTAAAGGATTACAGACGTGGTGTTCTTTCCATAAGAAGAGATGGTCTAAAGCCATTCAACTCTTACAGATTTACACCACCTGTATATCCTCATCTGTTACACCATCTCAGGAACGAAAGTTCCTTGATGGCGTTCAGAAAGAGAATAGTCCAATTCCTGAGTCTATTTCCACCATGGTCCGTGTTGCGGCCCATTATTTGGGTCTCAACATCCCTTATATTCCGTTACCACGACCTTTGGCACTGGAGCAGTTCTCAGATATGAGATTTGCTCCACATCCGAACGGTCGGACTTACCCTGAGAGAGATTGTGTTCTGGAAGGATTATCCTACCTGACACAAACCCAGTTTGGGTGGTCCATCAGGGCTCGCTACTCAGCGATCCTTGATGCAGTAATGGAAGGGATTGAGTTTGAGGACTTAAGGGATGCCCCTGAAGTTATCGATTTCCCCGACTCAGTCGGCCGAATCGGTATCATCCAGGAGCCTGGCTTCAAGCTTCGTGCTGTTGCCAACCCTGGGCGTGTTTATCAACAAGCCCTCCGTCCTCTTGGAGAATCACTTTACCGTATTCTCCAGACTCTCCCTTGGGATTGTACTCATAACCAGAGCCTTCCGTTTGATATCATCCGGAATGCCCTTCGAAATAGTACAATGGTCCATTCAGTGGATCTGAGTGGCGCGACTGATTACTTTCCTTTTGATCTCCAACTGGAGGTCTTGGATAAGATTATCAGACAAAAGGAACACATTAACCTGTTCCGCGACATTAGTCGTGGTTCTTGGTTATATGGTTCCCGCACGATCCGTTGGACCCGTGGTCAACCTCTTGGTCTCCACCCGTCCTTCGCATCGTTCGCTCTCACTCATGGACTACTCCTCTTCGCCTTGAACAATTTTAAGCATGAAAATGCTTTCTTTGTTCTCGGTGATGATGTTGTAATCCTAGACTCACATCTTCACACTCGATATAGACAGGTACTCAATGAACTTGAGTGTCCTATCTCAGAACCTAAATCAATTAGTTCGACCAAACTCGCAGAGTTTGGAGGAAAAATCATCACTAGTGATAGTGTGATTAACCAATTGAAATGGCGTTCTGTCTCTGACGATTCTTTCCTTGATATCGTCAGGAATATCGGGCCAAAGGCATTGTTTCTCTTGAAACCTAGACAACGAAAGATTGCTAGGATTCTATGGGGGGTCCCAGACTTCTTCGGAGGTCTAGGGTTTAACCCATCTGGGAAGCCCTTGGACATCCGCGTAGCGGAGGCCCTTGAGCTTTTAGAGAAAGACAATGCTAGGAGCTACCTCCTGGGCTACACAA